GCACGGACGCGGCACGGGTCGCCTCCGTGGTTGCGGCGGCGCTGGCTGCGGTGGCGCACTCGTCGTAAACGCATGACCCGCGCGCGCGTTTACGTCCCGGCCGCCCCCATCGACGAATGCGCCTGCTGCGCCCGGCGGCACGGCTGGTACGACTTCGCTTGCCGCGCCTGCCTCGGCCGCTACGTGCGCAGCCTTCAGCGCCAATATCGGCAGAGCTGGTATCGAGAGGCCGCAGCAGTCCACGGCCACGAGGCCGTCGAGGCCTTCATCGCCGACTCGATCAACACCGCGAGGCGCAGCGCATGAGCCGACGCCGCGCGCAGTTCGCGCTCCCGCTCGATGGCGGCAAGCCCCGCGCTCGTGCTGTGCCTGGCGACACCAGGCGCGAGACGGACATCCAGCGCGATGTGCTGCGCCTGTTGCAGCTGCATCCCTCGGTGGCGCTGGCCCATCGCATCAACACCCGCGTGCTCGACGTCGCCGACGCCAAGGCTAAGCGCGGCACGCGCCCGCTGCGCACGGCCCCGACCGGGCACCCTGACATCGCCGGCATGCTGCGCGATGGGCGTGCCCTGTACGTCGAGTGCAAGAGCGCGCGCGGTGCCCTCAGCGAGGCGCAGGAGCGGTTCCTCGACCAGGTGCGAGCGGGCGGCGGCGTCGCCATCGTCGCCCGCTCAATCGACGACGTGCTCGCCGCGCTGCCCATGCCGAGCGCGAACAGCTGGCGGGACGTGCTGTGACCAGCGGCACCATTCCGATCGACTGGCTGGCCGTGCTCTCCGAGCTGCGCGCCCGCGGCCTGTCCGGGGCCGACATCGGCCGGGCAATCGACGTGCCGACGGGCACGGTCACCTACTGGCTGCAGGGCTACTGCCCGGCCGACATGCGGTACAGCCGAGCCGTGCGACTGCTCGCGCTGTTGGAATCCACGCGCGCCGCAGGAGTATCTATCCGCCCAACCGATCCCGGAGCACCCCATGGCCAAGTCCCGCACCGTCCAAATCCCCGGCGATGATGCACCCATCGAAGAGCCCGTCATCGACGAGCCCGAGCTCGAGGTCGAGGTAGACGCCGCAGCCGAGGACGACTATCTGCCCGAGCCGGAGGTCGAGCCCTACCGCTTGACTCGCGAGCGCATTGCTCACATGCGCGCCGCCGACGTCGCCGCGATGTTCGCCCAGGTCGACTACCCGGACGGCACGCCGCTCGACGAGACCCTCGCGCCGTGCAGCAACGGCGGGCCCGAGCAGCGCTACGTGGTCGGCCGACTGCTGACCGCAGACGGCTGGCTGGTCGGTGTCGCAGTGCCGCTGGGCTGAGCGCCTCGCGCCGTGTGCATGCCCAAGAAACCGAAGGCCCCGAAGGTCGCCGCCCAGCCGGTGGCGATGGCGCAGCCCATCGTGCTGACCGACCCCAAGGCGGACCAGGAGCGCATCGCGCAGGAGGCGCGCGTCGCCGCCACGCAGATGGCAGGGGCCACGCAGCGCAAGCGCCGCCAGCAGTCGCTGCTCGCCACGGGCGGGCAGGGCGTGACGAGTAACCGCAGCCTCCTCGCCGAGGCATCCGCGCAGGCCGTGTACTGACCGCATGGATCCCGTCGCGCTCGTCAAGCGCCACCAGCAGCTTCGCACCGCGCGCCAGTCGCACGTCGAGGACATCTGGCGCGCTTGCTTCGATCACACCTACCCAGCCCGCGGCTCGCAGCTCTACCTGGGCGCAGGCACGGCGGGCGCGTACAACGCGAGCCTCGGCAACGCTGCGACGAAGCAGGCCGAGCTTATGGACGCCACCGGCACGGACAGCGCGCGCGTGCTGGCCTCGGCGCTGGTGTCGGCGCTGGTGCCGAGCAACAGCCGGTGGTTCGAGCTTGAGATCGACGACGCCGACGACCAGGGCAAGGAGTGGCTAGAGGACGCGGCCGAGACCATCTGGCGCAACATCCATGCGAGCAACTTCGACGCCGTGGTCTATGAGGCCATGCTCGACCAGGTGTGCGCCGGCATGGGGCCGCTGTTCGTCGACGAGTCGCCCGACGGCGGCTATCGGTTCACGCACTGGCCTTTGTCGCAGTGCTACTTCGCAAGTTCGCAGCCGGGCGGCCCGGTCGACGTCGTGCACCGCGAGCTGGCCATGACCGGCGAGCAGGCGCTGCGCGAGTACGGAGACGCGCTCTCCGACCAAGCCAAGGGCAAGGCGCAGGCCAAGCCTGACGACTCGCTGCAGTTCGTCTGGGCGCTGTATCCGCGCCCGCTCGAGATGCAGGCGTCGCCGTTTGCGAAGGGCCTGCCCTACGCCTCGTGCCACGTCGAGCTCCAGACGCGCAAGCTGGTGCGCGAGTCCGGCTATCACGAGCTCCCGGCCATCGTGCCGCGCTGGCAGGTGCTGCCGGACTCGGTGTATGCCATCGGCCCGGTGTTCGAGGCGCTGCCCGATTTGCGCACGCTCAACGAGCTGGTGCGGCTGCAGATGATGGGCATGGACCTCGCGGTGGCTGGGATGTGGATCGCAGCGGACGACGGCGTGCTGAATCCGCGCACCGTCAAGATCGGACCGCGCAAGATCATCGTGGCGAACGATGTGAACTCGATGAAGGAGCTCAAGAGCTCCGGCAACCTGCAGGCGTCGCTGATGGAGGTCGAGCGCCTGCAGCGCGCCATCCGCCGCTCGCTCATGGCGGACCAGCTCACGCCGCAGGACGGCCCGGCGATGACCGCGACCGAGGTCCACGTGCGCGTCGAGCTCATCCGCCAGCTGCTCGGCCCGCTCTACGGCCGCATGCAATCCGAATTCCTGCAGCCGCTGGTCGCGCGCTGCTTCGGCCTCGCGTACCGCGCCGGAGTGCTGGCGCCGCCGCCCGAATCCTTGCGTGGCCGCACGTGGCGGCTCAAGTACGTCAGCCCGCTCGCCCGCGCGCAGCGCATGGTCGAGGTGTCTGCGATGGACCGCTACGAGCAGAGCCTCGCGGCGATTGCAGCCATCCGTCCCGAGGTGCTGGACAACTACGACTGGGACGAGGCCGCGCGCGCCAAGGGCGAAGCGCTCGGCGTCCCGCAGCGTTTGCTCGTCGACGTGGCCCAGCGCGACGCAGCGCGGACTGCCGCGCAGGAGCAGGCCGCAGCGGCACAGCAGGCCGCCACCATGCAGGCCATGAGTAACCCGGACAACCAGGCGCCCATGGCGAGCGCCGCGCAGATGATGAGGTAAGCAAGATGCCGACATTGGTCAGCAGCACGGGCCGCGAGGCGACGATTCAGGACGGCAGCCAGTGGACGCTGGAGCAGGGCGTCATCGGTGGCGAGCGGAATACGTCGAGCCTTACGAACAACTACGACGCGGTCAAGCACGAGGCGAACAGCAACATCCTGCAAAACGTCGCGACCGCGCAGAACATCGGGACGGGCGGCACGACGCCGATTTACTTGATGGGCATCCAGATCCGCACAGCCTTGACCGGCACGTTGACCATTGTGGGCTTTACGGACCCCGCAGGCACCGCGAAAAACTGGGTGCTGCCCATCGGCACCGTGGGGCAGGCGCTGCCGCCTGGTAATGCTCGACGGATGGACACCGGCTGTACGATGACGTTGAGCGTCGCGGCGGATGGTGACTTCGTTGTGGTGGACTGGAGGCCGATCTAATGCCGCCTCGCGCCGGTCTGACGCCAGCGCATCGTTACCCGAGCGCCACGGTGATCAATCCGTTGCTGTTTTCGCCGACGCTTGGCAGCGCCAACGCTTCCGGCGCAGCGCTGCTAACTGGCCCGGACTACGTGGAATGGGGCTACGCGCAGACCACTGCCGGAAGTGGTTTTGCGGCTGTGGTCATCAGCAGCGCAAGCCCGTGGGATTTCTCTCAGTCTCCCCTGTTCGGCCTCGAGCTGGGCGGCATGGACGCCGATACCGCCGGGTATATCGCAGCGGCTCCGGGGAACCGCCTGCGGATCTTGCTGGGGACGACGCAGGGATCGCTGGGCGCCGACTACTACGACGTCAACACTCAGTTACAAAACGTCTCGAAAGAGGGGCGCTTCGTCTGGTCCCAGCTGCGCAGCGTCGCGACTACGGTCGGTGCGCCGTCGTGGTCCAATATTCGCAGGATCGAGATCCGGATCAACTCGGATACATGGCCATCCGGTCATCGCCTTCGCCTTTACTCGGTTCTGGCGAACCTGCGCGCCCGCCCGAAGATTAACATTTCTTTCGATGACGGGGACGGCAGTATCTTCGCGAATGCCTATCCTTTGATGGCGGCAGCAGGCGTGCCGGGGACCAACTACATCAACAGCAATTCGATCGGCAACGGCAGCACGATGACGGTCGCAAACCTGAACACCCTGTATGCGCAGGGGTGGGACGTTGCCAACCACACAGCAGACCACCGGGCCTGCTGCTTTCAGATTGGCCCTGCGTTCTCCCAGGTCGGCGGCGTCGCGACCGTGACCTACGACGCCAATGTCTGGCTGCCCACCTTTGCGCCAGGGCAGACTGTGACCATTTCAGGCGCGGAGCCTTGGGAGTACAGCGGCGCAAAGACTCTTACCGGCGTGGGTGCCGGGACGTTTTCTTACGCTGCCCCGAGCACGTATCCGGCATCGGTCGGCCGTCAAAGTTTTGTCCCGGAGAACTGGTATCCAGCAGTGCAAGGCTCGATCCAGCGATGCCGAGATTTCATTGCCGCGAACGGATGGACGCGAGGCTTGAATCATTTCGCGTACCCCTATGGCAACTATGACGCAGAAACGATTGCAATGCTTCGGCGCATGGGCTTTGTCACTGGCCGCGCCACAGGTGGCAGGGGCCACGGGCCGTTCACGAACTGCTACATGGTCGTATCGCCGTCAATCGACTTCTTCAACATGCCGGTATTCGGCATGAGCGGCAGCACCACGGGCGCTCAGATTCTGACTGCTGTAGATCGCGCCATTCAGTACAACGCATCAATCTTCGTTTACGGGCACCAAGTCGGGGCAGGCGGGGACATTTCCACGGCAGAGTTCGGCGTTTTCATCACCGGCCTGAAGCGGCGAATCGACCAAGGCTTGATCGACGCGGTGAGCATATCCACCTGGTATGACTCGGCCAGTCGAGCAAGTGGCTGGCGCGCTACCAACTAGACCCAGTCTGAAAGGGACTCTCCCATGCCCCAGATAGTCAAAGGCACATTCACCGCCACCGGCTCCGTCAACCTGCTCGGGCAGGTGTCCGACGTGCTGGTCATCCCGACGCCGAGCAACGCCCCGGCGGTCAATGCGTCCAGCATGAAGGTCACGCTGCTGAACAACGGTCACAGCGTCATCGACGCGAACAACACCGTGCGCACGCAGCGTAGCCTCGACAGCGGTCAGACCTGGGCCAACCAGACGACCTACAACAGCGCGCAGAACCGCACGGCAGTGACGGTCGTGCACGGCGAGCAGTGGCGCCTGCAGCTCGTCACGCAGCAGGCTGGTCGCTCGCTCGACTACGAGCTGTCCATCGAGTCGTGACCGTAGAGCCCGCGACCTACGTACGGGTGTTCGAGCAGCACCCGGAAGGCGCGGCCATCCTGGCCGACCTCACGCGCCGGTTCTACGACGTCCCGTCATTCGTGCCGGGCCAGCCCGACGTCGTCGCCTACCGCGAGGGTCGGCGCTCGGTGCTCGCCTTCATCCTCCAGCAGATAGCCCACATCGAGGTCGAAGATGTTCGTGAACACCCCACGGCTTGAATCCCCCGCGGATGGCAATCAGCCGGCCGCAGGCGGCTCGCTGCTCGCAACCGCGGCTGCACCCGAAGTCCCGCCCGCAGGCGACCCTGCCGGCACGCCGCCAGCTGCGCCGGAAGGCCCCACGCTCGACGAGGCGACCGGCCGCTGGTCGGACGTGCCCGAAAAGTTCTGGGACTCGGAGGCCAAGTCTCTGCGCATCGACGAGCGCGGACTGCCGGCCGGACTCATCAAGGCGCACCGCGAGCTGGAGAAGCGCTTCGGCGAGGTGCCCGGCAAGGCCGACGACTACAAGGTCGAACTGGGCGAGGGCGAGCAGCTTGAGTTCGACGACGACGCGACGAAGGCGTTTGCCGCCCAGGCGCACGAATGGGGTCTGACCAACAAGCAATTCAACGCCGCGGTGCGGGCGCATCTCGCGGCCGTGGCCGGGCTGCAGGACCGTGCGCAGACCGCGACCGTCGAAGGCGCGAAGTCCGCGCTGGTGGCGCACTACGGCAGCGAGGCGGCGATGGGTTCAGAGCTGCGCGATGCGTTCCGCGCGTTCAAGCATTTCGCAGACGCCGAGGAGATGGCGGGCATCGACGAGCTGGGCAACAACCCGATCGCCGTGCGCGTGCTGGCCAAGGTGGCGAAGGCACTGGCCGAGGACCGCCCGCCCGGCGGCACGGTGGCGGATGCGACCGCCGCTGAGATCGAAGCGCTGATGAAGGACCGCGCGTCTCCGTATTGGAATCCACGCGCGCCGGGCCACGATGATGCGGTCCGACGAGTGCAGAAGTGGCACGAGATGCAGGTCGCGCGCAATCGCGGCTGACGCGGACACCCGGCAACGGCCCGCGCGCAGGCTCGGCCACGAACCCCGACCGCAGGCCCGGTGATCGCCGGACACCCTGACAGGGCGAGGACACCCGCAAGTGTTCAACCTCATCAGGAGAGCTAAACCATGAGCTTTCAGATCACCGAAGCGTTCGTAAACCAGTTCAGCGCGAACTTCTACGAACTCGGCCAGCAGGTCAACAGCCGCCTGCGCCCGTACTGCGAAGGCTACGAAGGCATCGTCGGCCAGAGCCGCGCCGTCGAGCGCGTGGGCCGCTCCGAAGCCTACGACATCAGCAGCCGCCACGCCGACACCCGCTACGTCGAAGTGCCGCACAGCCGGCGCTGGATCGACCTGCAGGACAAGGCCTGGGCCGAGCTCGTCGACGAGATGGACGAGATCAAGATGCTGGCAGATCCGAAGTCCAAGTATCCGTCGCTGGGCATTCAGGCGCTGAACCGCGCGATGGACGACATCATCATCAACGCCGCGCGCGGCACGGCCCGCACCGGCACCGGCACGCAGACGCTGCCGGCAGCGCAGACCATCACGGAAGGCGGCTCGGCGGGCCTGACGCTCGCGAAGTTGCTGACCGCCAAGGAGCTGCTCGACTCCGCTGAAATTCAGGCGGACGAGGGGCAGGACATGACCGGGCAGGGCGCCACGCCCTCGCGCGTCATAGTGGTGAGCGCGAAGCAGCTGACCAACCTGTACGGCACGACCGAAATCAAGTCGATGGACTACAACGTGGTCAAGGCGCTCGCGCAGGGCCAGATCGACACGTTCCTCGGCTTCCGGTTCATCCGCTCCGAGCGTCTGCCGAAGTCCGGCAACCTGCGTACCGCGCTCTGCTGGGCTCGGCCGTGCATGGCGCTGGGCGTCGGCAAGGACGTGCAGGCCACCATCGACCGCCTGCCGGGCAAGAACAACTCGGTGCAGGTCTACGCCCGCATGTCCATCGGCGCGGTTCGCGTCGAGGACGAAGGCGTCGTCGCCATCCAGTGCTTCGAGTAACAGGAGACAGCACTCATGCCTGATTTCAACGCATCACTGGCGTCGGTCCTTGCGACGCCGATCCTGCAGCGGGCCAAGGTCAACGCCTTGGCTGGCCGCCTCCGTGTGTTCGAGGCCGTCTACGTGGCACCCGCCTCGGGCACCGCGCCGGCGATTG